GTGCAGCGCCTCAATCTCAAGCAAATCAGCCCCTGCATCATCGGCGTCCTCGCCCGCGTGGCTGGCCTGCACAACGGCGAGTTTGGCATCTTGCTGCGTGTCAAAAGGCCCAACGCGTTTAAACATGAGGACATCTTCCTGCCCGCCTCAAAACTCGTCAGCAAGGCAAAGCTCAAGGAGTCCCTTGGCGAATGGGGCATCAACATCCTGCCAAGTCGCTCGACCCGCGACACCCGAGAGACGGATTTTTTGTCTTGGTTCATCGACTCGCACAGCACCCGTCTAATCTACAACCTTGGCCGCATTGGCCACGCTCTTGGGCCAAACGAAGAGCCGTGCTTCGCCTTGCCTCATGAAGTCATTGGCCTTGAGAAAACCGCTAGGGTTCTTCGGTCAGATAAAGAGGCTCTCTTGCCACCTGTGCAGAAGTCAGGCTCTCTGGCTGGCTGGCATGACGCGCTGAACCAATTGAAGACAGAGGACGGCCAGGAGCGCCACCAGCTCAGCCTCTTCTTTGTCATGGCTGCCTTGGCTGCGCCATTGCTCCGATACCTCTCCGTTGAGGCCGGGGGATTTCACGCGTACGGCGAAAGCTCTAAGGGTAAGACCCTGGCCGCCAGAGTAGGCGCATCCGCTTGGGGTCCTGTCTATCATGGCAAGGGTGCCGATGACCTCTACTATCAAAAGTGGTACTCGACCAAGAACGGCCTAGAGGGCTTGGCCACTCAGTTCAACGACATCCCGCTGATTCTCGATGAGAGCAAGGAAGCGGCAGATGAAGACGTCGCCGATGCGTGCTATGTCCTTGCGCACGGCGTGGGTAAGTCCACCATGACAAAGACGCGAGAGCTGCGACGCGCCAAGAAGTGGCAAACCCTGCTTCTGAGCACTGGCGAGCAGAGCATCGACGAGACAATCCGGCGCAGCAAGCGCGACGAGATGGTTGGGCAGCGCGTGAGGATGATCGACATCCAATGCACTGCCAAAGGGATCACGCCTACCCTGCCTCAAAAAAGCCTGCGGGAGTTTGGTCGCCTGGTGCGTTTAAACCATGGTCACGCTGGCCCGCTCTTTGTTCGCCACCTGCTGCAAGCACGCCCGGAAGACCTGAGCGCCCAGTATACCAACATTGCCGAGAAGAGAAGAAAGGGACTTATCGCAAACACGGAGAAGCGCGTTGCCGAACGGTTTGCCATTGTCGAGCTGGCTGGTGCCCTCGCAAAGGAATGGGGCATCCTCCCGAGCTGGTTTACACCTGAGCAAACAGTCGCCCGCCTTCACTCTCAGTTTTGTCGCGACCTGAGCGGAACGAACCTAAGTGAGATTGATATCGGCATGGCGCTCGTTCTGGATTACGTTGAGACTCGCCTTGGTCGAGAGATTATTGAGGTGCAAAAAGCGGCACCCACCACAGGCATGCCCGATCTGCAAGAACAGCAAACACCAAAAGGTCCGCGTGTTGGCTGGCTTGTCTTGCTCGAAGGGCAACCGCCTTCCCTCTGGCTCCCTGTCCCTGGTCTCAAAAAGATACTCGACGGCCGTCCACACCTGCCTTTTGTCAGAGCCATGAAGGATAAGAATATCTTACTGGTTTCACCATCAGCTAAGAACCTAACCAAGCGGCGACCGCAGTTTCGTACCGCAGAGAGCGGCAGCGACCAAGGCAAGTCAATCGATGCAGTCACGTCAGTCGGAAGCCAGAAAGTCAAGTCCAGTGCACACTACGGATACGAGTTCGACCTGCAAAAAATGTCCCAATACGCAAACGGAGAAATGCCCGAGACTGGTGCAACAAATGCGGCATCATGATTGGTTTTATCCCATGACTGACAACTACACGGTCTTTCTTCGCGGCGAGGCGGCACGACGTCGCATCATGTTTAAACTCAACAAGCTGCCGCGGGAAGAGGCCCACGCACTTTGGGTAAAGTACGCGCCGGAATCAATGCCTAGTCCTTTTTTAGACACGTAACCCAGGTAATTTGTCAGGGCCCTGTGTCATATTGAGACCTTACAAAGAGGAATGAATGCCACTAACTTCAACAAATAAAAAGAATCAGCGCAAGATAACCGCCGGTCTGTACGGCGAGAGTGCTGCCGGTAAAACGTCATTGGTAAAAACATGCGCATCGGAAGATGGCGATTTCAGCTCTGTCCTTTTGGCGGATGCGGATAATGGCACCCTGGCGCTGCGAGGTATTGATATCCCTGTGTGGAGCATTGAGACCGAAGCCGACGTGACCGACATGCTTGGCTACTTACAGAGTCCAGAGGGCGCTCATGTTCGTTGGGTCTGGTTTGACTCACTAACCGCTGCCGGTACGATGAAGCTAAACGCCGAGAAGGCCAAAGAGAGCAATCCGATGCGGGCCTACGGCAACACCCAAGACTGGTGTCTTAGCCTGATCGGGCAGCTCAACAAGCTACCGCAAAACATCGTGTACATCTGTGAGTTGGATAAGGTCACAGATGAGCAGGGTCGCATTTTATTTGGCCCATCGATGCCAGGGTCAAAGCTTGGCAACAAGCTGCCGTACTACGTCGATTTTATGTTTGCGCTCCAGGTCGTCTCCTCAGAAGACGGCCAGACAGTACGACGTATGCAGTGCAACCCATGCGGTCGATGGACCGCCAAGGACCGCTCCGGCATGCTGCCCCAATACCTCGAACAAGACAGAATACACTTTGGCAAAATGGCCCAAGCGATTCTCAAGAACTAACAGGACCTAACCTTAATGATGACTACGTTTAACCGACAAAGCTATGAATCACGCGCACAGACTCCAAGCACTGAGTTTGCTGCTTTGCCAGAAGGCAGTTACCGAGCAACTGTGACCGGCGGTACTGTTGGCGTTCACGACGCTGGCGATACATTTTGGGAGCTAGAGTTCACAGTTCGAGACCATCCTGAGTATGCGGGTCGCAAAATTTGGCGCAAGTACCGTTTAAACCACGCAGACGCAAGACAGGCGCAATGGGACAAGAATCGGTTTGGCCAGGTTTACGAGGCTCTTAATTACCATCACGAAGTGACTCATCCAGAGCAGATGCGTTCTAGCCTGGTCGTTGAGATTGTGCTCGACCAATGGACCAACAACAAAGGGAAGATTGCCAACAGTGTGAAGTACGTCAACGCTGCAATGCCAAATCCTGCCGCCACCGCTGGCGCCGTCGCTGCAATTGCCAGTGAGTTTCCCGGCGCTACGGTCGAATGTTCCACCCCGGTAGCTCCTGCTCCAGATGCCCAGGAGATCCCGTGGTGACTTGGAGGGGCCTCATCTTCATCCTCTCTTCCGTGCCGAGGCCCCTCCCTTTCCTCCGATGAGTATCTTAATTGACAAGATTCGCGCAGCCGTAGAGGCAAGGGCAAAGCAGGAGAAGCGTCGGTATTACATCGGCGCTTCTTCTGTCGGCGCAGAGTGCGAACGTCAGTGTCTTTTCAACCACGTCCACGCCAGTGATGACAATTACTCAGCCGACACCTTGTTTCGGTTTGAGGATGGGCACAGAACCGAGGAACTGATTGCCGAACGCATACGATTGGTCGATGGGGTTGAGCTTTTCACGCACAAGCCTGATGGTTCCCAGTTCGGCTTCTCTGCTCTCAATGGGCATTTCCGTGGCCACATAGATGGCGTGATTAAAGGACATCCCGAGCTAGATGAGCCAGCGATTTGGGAATGCAAAGCCACAAGTGAAAAAAACTTTAGAGCGTTTAAACGACTCAAGGAAAAGCGTCGGCATGAAGATGTGCTGTTGAAGTGGAACGAAGTTTATTATGGTCAGGCTATGCTCTACTGCCATTTCTTTGACCTCGATTACCATTACCTCAGTGTAGCTACGCCTGGCGGTCGTGACCTAGATGACCTCATCACACCAGCCAACGGCGCGTATGCGACCAGCCTGATCGACAAGGCAAAGAGTATTCTTAAGAACCCGGAGCTACCGCCGCGCATCAGCGCAGATCCCAAGTTTTTCAAATGCGCGTGGTGTGCCCATCATCGCCTTTGCCATCGGCAAAGTGGCGACTCCGATCCGATTCAGTACGTCAATCGAAACTGTCGAACGTGCAAATTCGCCGAGCCCATCATGGATGGAGAAGATGGTGGCTGGCGATGCGCGACTCACAACGTCGAGCTGACTGAGCAAGGTCAGTCCGAAGGGTGTGAGTTATGGGTCAACGCATGGCTAAATTGAAGAAGCCAGACAGACCAGAAAGGGTGATACTCGTGGCTGATTTGTGGACACCGCTGGGTTTTCTCCAGGCCCAAAAACCAAAGCGGCGCAGGAAAAAGAGCTCGATACCAACAGAGGCCCAAGAGCAGACCCGCGTTGTCGGTGCGCTGCGCACTGAGGGGGTGCCCGTCTTTGCTGTGCCCAACAATCCCCGAGGCAAAATTCACGGCGCTCAACTAAAACGCCAAGGGCTATCTGCTGGTGTCCCTGATCTCATCCTGCCCAAGCCCTCGCCCAAGTATAAAGTACCTACAGCTATCGAAATGAAGCGGGTCAAGGGTGGTCGAGTATCTGACAATCAAAAGAAGTGGCATCGTATCCTTGGCCGCGATTGCAACTGGAAGGTCTACGTCTGCAACGGAGCAGAGGAGGCTTTTGAGATTTTGCGAATGCTTGGCTACCTACCCAAAACGAGTCCCAAGCCGAAAGGAAAAGGCGACAAAAAGTGACAGAAAGTGCGCAAGAGATGATAAGTTATGGAGCCCCCCTCTATATTCATTTCAACCTTTCGGCTTGGGGCGTTTAAACAATGGCACCGATGCGATCTTGCCTGGTGTGCGACCATATCTATAGAGGATGCCTAGAGTGCCCGGAGTGCGGCAACCTAACGGGCGAGCCGTTACTTGGTCGCGAGGCGGCGCAGCAGCAAGCTGACATCAAGGCTGCCAGCGTTATTGACTTCGGTGTTGGAGACATCACCAGCGACGAGATAGAGAACCGTTGGCCCAGCTGACTGGTAGGGTACGGCAGCGCTGTCGATTGTACACTGACCGCTGATTGAGCTGGCGGTGATTACCTCTTCATCGATGATGACACTTACCTGCGTGATTGTGTTGGCGTCGATGACCCCAAGCCGAACGTCAAAGGTTGGGTCAGAGCCAGAGCTGTGCTGATTATCTGTACAGAGCCAAGTAGCGTTTACACACTCCCAGTCTGTCTGTGTCGATGGTGTCCCTGGTAGCGGATGAATATCAAGCACTGAGGCGCCGCTGATGGTTGCGTTTGTTGCGGTTAGGTTCACAATGACAAACTCATAGAAGCCATCAACATAGGCCTTAGTCGTCGCGTCAGTGCCAGCCGTTGGGGTGGCAATGTTTTGCAGTCGCTGAGACTTTCCATCGAGCGGCCCTTGAATGGTGCCAAGAGAGCGCACGCCTTCGACTTCGATTACCGCACGCTCGTATATCTCATCCCCTGGCTTAATCATGGTGCAGCCGACCCCAGCCAAAGTGACGATCTGCCCAGCGAGCTGCTTTACGCCCTTGGAGGCCACGCACGTCCACGTGCACGAAGCTCGGGTAGAGGCCTAGGCCAAGGCTTATCGGCCGACCAAAACTCTCTAAAGCCATGTATAAGCGACACATATTCAAAGGGTTTCGGAGCCCGGCATTTGAGTAGGTAACATCCGCAGCGAAGCCAATCCTGTCGGCGACCTTACCCTTAAGCGGGTAGCCGAGGTGCAGGCTAGTAGAAACGCCACCCACGGCCAGGTTGTGATTGTCGCAGCGCACGCCGCTGTTGATACGCAGCGGCACGCCAAGGTGCTCCCGAGCCTTATCGAGCACCTTGACAAGCTCCGGCTTTACTTTGTCCATTGAGCAACGCCCGCAACTGCAAGCGAACTCCGAAGGACGAAAGTATTTACCTGGCCAACCCTTGCTCATTTTGGCTTTTTCTTTGGCTTCATCTTCTTAGGCTTTACCTTCTTGGGCATCTTGTTTTTGCCCTTTGCCGCCTTCTTCGAGCCCTTCATAGAACCATAGTTTATCATCTCGGTAATTCCTTGCTGTGTTGCTAAAGTAAATCTCCTCACAAGCCTCAAAGTCCGGTGGTCCCGAAACTTTGGTTAAGCTGTGATCTGTCCACAAAATGCGGTTATTTGGCATTGAGCAGTATTGCCCGCTGCCATCGTCGAGCTGCAAAATATTCTGGCTCTTGTGCTGTTCTGGCACTGACGCACAAGTTGGCATCAGGGCGCCATCAGCATCAGCCTGGTCGACGGTGCAGACGTAGCAGCCGTTTACCAGCTCGTCGTTGATCTTCACCCTTGCGTCCAGGTGACGAAGGCCGTCCTTCACAATCGTGGTAATGTGCCAGGCATCAATATCCCAAAGCGCAAGATCGGCTTGCTTGTGTCGACAATCACCATCGCGGTCGTGCACGAATGCTTCGATTGGGAGCTTATCGTAAAGCGCGCCGTTCTCTAAAAGCGTCTCGAAAAGCAAAGCCCTATGCTTCTGCGCTTTTACGCTGATCCAATAGCCGCGCATGAACTCACCGTGGCCTTGCTTCTGATTGTACAGAAATTCTTTGCGAACCCAGACGGGTTCCAGAGGTAGATTGGCTACCAGAAAACTCATCGTTTTTTACCTTTGTGCAGCCCGTGGCGAGCGTGCTGTTTGCCAGCTTTCGTTGCGGCGCGTTTTTTCCGATTTGCAGCTGCCAACTTTTTCCGACCGGCCGGAGTGCTCTTCAGCTTTTTAATCGTGGCAGCTGGCGCGTACACCTCGCCGGTCTCCGACGACTTCTTGCCCGACGGGGTTCGCCACTTTTGGCTGCCCCAGCGCTTGAGGCTTCTTTGCGATTTCTTCAACGCCATTAGCTTTTGTACCCGCCACCGGCAGCCTTGTACTGCTTGGCAAGCATTTGCGCTTTCCGTGCCGACCACTGACCAGGCTTGCCGCCTTTGCCACCTGCTTTTATCTTGTTAAAAAGACGCTTTCGCATTGCTGGCTTAGTGTAGTTGCCTGCCTCGTTCACCCGGCTCTTCGGCTTTTTTTTGACCGCCATCACTTTCTCCTCGATTTTGCGCCCACGCACTTCCAACGCTTGCGTGATAAATTGTTGGGCGTGTTAGGGTCGTTCTGCTTCTTCTTGCTGAGGCGTTTCTTGATGCCGAGGCTGCGAGCGCAATAGCTGTCGGCCTTGGAGGTCCCTGGCTTGACACGCGGCCCGCCGTCTTTGGCTCTGCCTGCCTGACCGTAAGACACGCGCTTTGTGCCTCGCTTTGTCTTAACGACTTTGACCTTGGCTTTACCCTTCGCAGGCATCAAAACCTCCAACGCAGGCCAGCAGTAGCCGACCAGTTTAAACGCTCGTCGAGCTGTAGCGCTCCCGACGCGAACCCGGTGAGGTTGCCAGTGAGTTTTCCAGCCATCTCTGCAACGGCTTCGGCGCGAACTGCATCGCTGCCAGTGCCCCGAGCACGTAACCCGAGGTGGCCAACAAAATGGTCTTGTCCCAGAGCGAGCGCTGCTTTTTGCGCCGGTTCATTCAACTCTCCTCTGAGCCCGATGGCTTTCCCATCTTCGCCACCTCTTGCAGTCCCTGGCTGGAGACCAAGGCTTTTTTGACAGCTGCGCGGGAGGCGGCGTAAGCGGTTGGCGAGACCATAGCGATGAGACCACACAAGCCCTGCACTACTTGGTTGTCGGAAAAAACTGCACCGACGGCGCCCATGATGAGCGCGGCACAGCAGAGTAAGAACTCGGATGACTTGACGCCTTTGGTTTGTCCTTGCAACATCTCAACCTCCTGGGTCGTGTTGGCTATTGCCCTTTTTTGTCAGGGCGTCTTTGACAGCTTCTTGAATGACTTGTTTTTCGCGCAGCTCGTAGGTCAGTTTTAAATTTTCTACGACCTTGTCGGTCAGCTTTGCGATGTCCTCTTTAAGCTCTGTGAGCTGCTGCTCAGCTAAAGCGATGCGCGTGTCAATTCGAGAGGTCGAGCCGTTGGTCGAGCGCTTCTCATGATAGCGCTCGGCGATACGCAATCCTAAAACTGCTGCAGCGACAATCCCGCCACCAACTGCGCTCTCCGGATCCACGTCAATCCTCGCTTGCCTGCGCGTCTTCGACGGTGTGGCCGCCTTCGCTCATTTTGACTTTGAGCGCATCAACAGCATCGTTGATCAAAGCTGTTACGCCATCACCCTCTAGCGGTAGATTTACGCCGACTCTTGCATTGTCTACTTCTGGCAGGGTTGCGATTGCTTGGCATGACGCCGTTATCGCACCGTCCGAAATTGATTTTGTAATCGTAAGTTGAACTCTGTGAATAATTTTTCTCGTAGCCATTTGAAAATCCTAGCTGTAGTTTTGTCCAACAACCGTTGCAAAGACGTTAAACGTCGAGCCTCTCCCAAAAATTGAAAATTCAACAATATCAACAGCACCGGTTGCTGTTGTCATTGTGTGGTGGGTTCCACCTGGAAATTTAATCTCGCCCGTTACGGCCGACGAACTGGCGCTACCGGAGTGGACCGACACTGCCGAATCAGCATAGCTGATTGTTTTCGCGCTGCTTGCGTGCTGTGTAATTTTTGCTCTCAAGGTGAACACGTTGCCGTCGTTCGGCGCGTAAATAAATTTTATCGCAGTCACATCCGCAGTTAAGGTAACATCACCGAAATTTCCTTTTCGTGCATCGATAATTAACGTTGCGCCCGAGTCCGCTAGATACAGCGGCTCAGTGGTTGCATCGTCGGCACCTTGCCCTGCAAAAAACTGAACACCCGCGTAGAGGAATTTTGTGCGTCCTGCATCGTCGATGTAAAGTCGAGCCGTCCCGCCCGTAAACGTTCGTATCGAACTGGTTCCTACGTCAAACGTAATCCCATGGTTGTTATTGTTGCCGTCTTTTTGAAATCGTATGTGGGTGTTTGACGGGCTTGAAAAAGTCATTCCCGTTTCACCGCTGCCTTCGATTACGAAATCGTCAGCGTTGGCGTGCGGATTTGCAAGACCGCTGTCGCCGGTTTTTATGTGCAGCGAACCCGCATCACTGCCAAGACTGGTGGTTTCGCCACCTGTGCTTAGCTTTCCCTGCGGGCTGAGGATTAACCCAATGTGCTCAGTGGATGATCCGCCGGAAGCAAGCTGAACAGAATAACCACCGCCGGTTTCGGTAGAGCCAGAGCGGAGCTTCAATACTCCTGTGTTACCGTTTGACTCAAGAGAACCGTAGCGAGTGCCAGAGAGTGACTCCAAGCTGACCCCTACGGTATCAGTCATTGCGTTGCCAGAGAGCGTGAGATGTGCTCCTGCATCATCATGAACATGAAGAACTGTGTCAGGGACTGCTTTTCCGATCCCGACTTTCGCACCACCAACTGCTAAAGCTACTCTTTCGTTGGCGGTATCAATCTCCAAAAAATCAACGCCCGCCGAGTCTTCAATGAGCACCGCGCCGTCAAGGTTTGCGTCGAGTTCAGTCGTGCCAGCTACGCCGCCGCCCGCTTTTTCGTCATTAAAGCCTGCCATCAGATACTCCCGAGTCGAACGTCTACGGTGACCTTGTCGCTTGAACCTGCACCTGAGACCGTTGGGAAGACGATACGCACAGCCTTCGCGTGCACAGCGTGCTGGCTAATCCACTTCGCCGCACCGGTGACGGCTTTTGAATAGGTCGCATCGCTCAAGGTTGCGACGCCGCTACTGACCGCGCTTTTTTGTTCGCGAAAGTAGGTCGTACCATCGTCGTTGGTAAATTCGAGATAGTAGGTGATGGTCAACGCGCCACTGCTGTTGGCATGGTCAATCATCAGGCTCAGCTGGTCGTATCCCGAAAGGGGTATGAGGTTTCCGGTTCGCGTGCCGTTTAGGGCTACACCGCTAAGGCCTACCTCTAGTTCCCCTACTTCAAAATGTCGTTTCAACATCGTGTGTTCTCCTATGAGCCGAAGATTAAAACTTCGCACTCAACCGCTGCGCTGTTGGCAACCAGCGCGAGATTGCTCGCTACAGTAAAGTCAGTGATAACAAGAAAGCCACCAGCGGCTACCTGGACCTGGTTCAAAGTGCTGGAGTTGGCCGCTGAGTAGAATTTTGCAGTTACGTAGTTCGTTGTGTCGTTGTTCTTCACAACAAGAGCCGTCGCAGAGGCTAGGTGGCTTGTTGTTACGGTAGTGCTGCCAGTGTCGGCCTGCACCTCAAGGTGCATCCACTCATCTGGCGTGACCGCGTAATCAGCAGGCTCCATAAACACCTTGGCTGGCGTGTAGGTCGAGTCTTTTGAATAAGTGCCCGTTAAGGCAATTTTGGCGTAATCTGTCACGGTAATCCACCACCTGAGCGTCGCATTGCGAAGGTTTGGGTATCTCTAGCAAGAGGCTTGAGAGCGGCAGCGCTTGGGTCCTGCTTGGTGTCTGCTTGCTGCCTGGCACCGTGAACTGCGTTCATCGTATCAACAAACTGGGCTCTTCGGGTAGGCTCTTGACCACTTTGAAGAAAAGTTTCGAACAAAAGACGCTCCTGGTAACTGAGCATCTCATCCCACGTCAATTCTTGAATGGCCTCAGCCCATTGGGAATAAACCAGAGGTGCTACAGAACGTAGCCCAGCGGTCATATCGCCGGTCCACACACCAGATTTAAGGCTAGCCATCGTTGTTTTATGTGGCTCTAAAACTACCTCAATCGCGCGCTCAAACTTGCGACGCGGCCCCTCCGCTGGCTGATAGGTGTACCGTTTAAACGAGCCGTAATCTCTGGCAGGTTGCTTTGGCATCTGAGCATGCAAGTAACCCACACTTCGCGCGAGCTGGTTTTGCACCGCTTGGGCGGTTCGCGGCATCTCATTGGCGATTGGCAAGGTTGCCTTATTGATAATATCAGCCTGAAGCTGGCCGTTGTAATACATCTCATCAAGGCCGTTACTTATGGCTGTAAAGTCATCTTGACCCTCTGTGCTTTTACCCCACTCGCGCCCAAGCATCCCTGTTAAAAGAATGCGCAAGCTTTGCATGGGTTGCGGCAAGCCTTTCTCTGCCTGTTGTATTCCCTCATACATGATGACTTCCACGGTATTTCGGGCCTCATTTTTGAGTTTGTACCCCTGGTCATAAATGGCTAGCAGCTTGCGGTAGCTCTCCGGTCGACCGCCGCGCAGTAAACCCGCAAGGCTCTTTACCCCAAGGCGAGCCACCAGTGCGCCAGAGTAGCCACCTAAGAGATAACCAGCGCCACCAGCGGCTTCGCTGGGCACAATATCGCTGAAGCTTGCCCGGTCGGCCGCATCCGACTGAGGTCGCCACTTCATACTGATTGGTGCTGAATCTTCGAGCGACCGCTTCTGGACGGCCATGTGGGCCTTCCAGGCTTTGATTGCACTCTCAACCTGCTTTTTATCGCCCTCTAGATCGCCCTTAATCTTGTTGAGAACACTCCGCGGCAGGGAGCCGATAGGTGTAGCACTGTTGGGGCTAAAGCCGGTGGCCTGTGCGGCAATACGTTCCTCAAATTTGGCTATCTCGTCATACACCTGGTAGACGTCGTCGCCAGGGTCACCCATGCTCTCCCGCGCTTCGTCGGTGAGCTTTGCCTTGCCCGTCATCTGATTGAGCGTGCGCTGCATCTGGCCGGTCTCGGTCAGAGCTTTTAGGCTGGCACGTGCGTTAGCCAGGAGTTCATTGACGTTGGCCACCACCTGCTTATTGACGCCAGGTAAATTCTCATCTCTGACAACCCGCGCCAACTGCTCAACGCTGTCTAGGTAGCCCGATAGGATGCGGCTGTGCGTATCTGAGCCAATAGAGCCAACATCCTTACCGAAACGTGCCACCTTGCCCGCGTCGACGATTGCTCCACGCTCTAGATCCAAGGCTACGCCAAAGGTATCCAAGAAGTCAGATTGGGCATCAATAAGGGTGCTAAGAGGGTTGTTGAGGTTGTTCTGAAACTTAGCAGCTTCGCCGAAAACACGCTCGTCCTCTAAGAGCCTGCGGAGAGGCCCCCAGCTGAGTGACTGCAAAATGCGGGCACCGTTTCGTCCGATTTGCCCTTCGCCCATATTGAAAAGAACGTCGGCAATGCCTTTCTTAAGATCATCGGCACGCATGAACGCAGAGCGCTTGATTTGCTGCTTTGCATCCCGGCTTAGAGCATGGAAAATAATTCGCCGCTGCCCCTCATCAATAATCAGCTCCTCGAACACATTATCCATTGCTTGGATGGTTTCACGGCGCCCATCGACCGCCTTCAAGCCGAGAACTCGCAGCTCGTTTAAACGGCCTGCCAGCCTGGGATTTACAAGTGCGACCTGATCCTTAACCACTTGCAGTTGCTCAATCAGCTCAATGCGCGCCCGCGTGGTGTTCTTGTCGATGACCTCGTCAAGGTTCATCCGTAGCGGCGTGTTCTCTGCCACAAGGTTAGATTGGTCGTAGGCTGTTCTAAGGCTGTTAGTGCTGCGCTCGTAGATGAGGGGATTGGCGCCATTGAAAAACTCGTCGAAGTTATCTCCATCAATCCTATCAGCAATGGCTTCGGTCTTGCCCGAGGCGATGGACCGCTGGGTTTCCAGCATCTTTGTGTTTAAGGACTCAAGACTGCGGAACAGGCCATTTTGCTCCTGCTCAATCACGTCGCTGTACTGCTTTTGGACGGTCGCCTTGACCTCGTCAAACTTCGGCTTGAGTGCGTCTCTTTGCGCTACCAGGTTTACCTGTGCCGCCTCGATGGCCTGCACCTCTGCCTCAATCTTGGCGATAGTTACCTGCCGGGTCTCAAAGTCAATCGAGGCCTCTTCCCGTATGGCGTCAATCTCCAGCTCAAGCTTCTTGTGCTCCAGCTCCAACTCTCGGACCATTCCGTCGTAGTCGTAATTGTTCCACGTGTTCTCGATACGTGCTTCGACGCCATCAGGGGTTGCATCCAGCAGTCGTCGAGCCTCCGCAAATTCTTCCGAGTTACGAAGCGCTAGCTCCCTTTCGAGCATCTTTCGGCCGCGCTTCAGGGTTTTGGTACTAAGGGCTGCACCCGTGGCTTTTTCCACAATGCTGCCAAGAGCCTGCTGGCCGAGGGGCATTAGCATTTTACCGACGCCAGGGAGGAGCACGTTTAAACTACCGCCCAGAAGCGCGGGAACGCCAACTCTGCCGACAAGGTTCTGCCCGACCTCTTCGGGGTCTCCCAGCATCTCCTCACTCAGCGTATGAGCGCCTTCGTAGATACCAGCGTCTACCGCACCCTCAATGAAGCGTGCGCCTCCCCAGGTGGCAGCTCGTGAGCCCAGGCGGTCGAGCCCCTTAGTGGCGTGCCCAGCTGCCCGTGCACCCATCTTTGCGGCTTGACTGGCAGTCCCCCGCTCTAAGACTCTTGCGGCCAGAGCTTTGGCTGTATCAAGGCTTTGACCTCCCTTGCCAAGGAGGGACGGTGCCTTAAGAATTGCTTGAGGCCCGAATAGCTGAGCGGCGATACCGCCAATTTCCCCGATGGTTGTCCCTGGCGCATACTCTTTAATGCCTTGGTACTCTCGGTCAGAGAGCATGTTTCGGAGCGCAAACTCACCAACAAACGGCAGGCTCTTAAGTGCACCAAAACCAAGGCCAGCACCCCAGTCCTTGCCGTATTGCTCTTTGAGCATCTGCTGGTCACGGATGCCAGCAGGCTCGTACATGTATCCGTTTTTAAAGAACCGATACGCCTCAGAGCCAGGGACAAAGTGATTGGCCGTAGGGTCCCGAGGGTCGCGAATTGCCACCATGGAATCAGTCGTAAACGTGTACTGGCGCGATAGGATTTTATCCTGCACCTCCGCATCGTCTACAAACTCAAAGTCGCCTTTGTTATAGTTCCAAAGTTTTGGCATTACCCTGTGTACTCCCAGTGAACTGGGTCATCGACCCGAGCCCAATTTGGCTGATTGAAACCGTACTTCTTGGCATTTTTACGAAGCCAATTTAGAGCTGCCGGTGTCGAGTAATCGTCGCCTGAAAATCGTGAGATATCGATTGCCTGGCCAACGCCTTCCTCGTGCGTGCTTCGTCCAGGCCTACCAGCCTTCATCAACGTTTTACCGGTAGCCTTCTTGTAGGCAGCTGCTGCCTTGGTAAAAGCCGCTTGATCCATACGGTCGGTCTTAGGATTGATGTAAGGCTTGCCTGCGTACTTCTGCACCAAGTCAGAAACTCGTTTAAACAGCTTTTGCTGTTGAGCGCTGTCACGAATACCAGAGGTAGGCAGCAAGGTGATGCCATCCTTAGCGGCAGCCTGCTGCATCTTCGTAAAGGCCCTGCCTACAGTGGCGCTTACTCGCACCTCGTTGTTCTTACCCTCCAGCATCATATACCTGGACTTTTTTTTTTGAACACGCCTGTTTCGGGGTCGAGTTCAACTGCCGCGTCAAGCCTTGGCATCTGACTTATATCTGCCGGTTTGCCGGAATAAGTTGCACCAAATTTTTCATCCATAGACTTTACGGCGTCGTAGTGACTAAGCGCTGCTTGTACGGATGGCTCCTGTGCGCCTTCAACAATTTCCCGCATCATTGGGTAGCGGTCTAAGATTGCTTTTTTCACGTTGAGCGGCTGACCTTGGAATTTTGCCAAAAAGCCCCGGTGACGAATTGCCATCAATGTTTTAATGCGGAAATCCGCCGTTTCGGAGCTGAAGAGCGTCGTTGCAAAGCCAGGGAAAAGCTGTAGGTAGAAAGTACGGTCACGGTCGGTCATACGACCGCCTTCTTTGGCAGACATAAAGTCAACACCAAGGAGTCGCTTGAGCATGTTAACCTGGCCTTTAATTCCAGGGTTCATCCAATCCGGAAGGACTACATTCATACCCTCTTTAAAGATGTCTTCAAGGGAGAACTTCGCGGGATATAAGTCCTGGCCAGTTCGCGCCTTGTGATCTGCATTTGCTTTCTTAAGGTTTGCGGCCAAGGCTCGGTACTGCTTCCAAACACTTTCCGACTCGGCAATCTTGGAAATATCCTCAATCATCTTTTCAGGTATCTTGAGGTTAGCCTGCTCGTTCATTAGCTTTAATTCTTCAGCGCGCTGCTGTGCTGCCGCCTGCCGGGCCTCCATTTGCATCTTGTAAAAAGACAGCATCTGCTGGCCCTTGCGAGCGTCCATATCGGACTTGACCTTAATCCACTCGATTTTCTTTTCGGCCGTTTGTTTGTCGAGCTTGAGCAGCAACATGCTTAAAGGATGGTCCCCGTCGCGTTGAATACCTGCCTTCTTAAGGATGTCGCCAACGCGCCCCTTGACCATCTCCAGCTCTTGAATCTCAAGGGCATCGGTGGCCAAGTCTTCGCGCTTATACTTGTTTAGTAGTCGGCCGTATGCGTTTTGCTCTGCTTGCAGTGCGGACTGCTTGGCACCAAGAGTAGACTTTTGTGCCTCGATATCCTGCGCGATTGCTGTGTTTAGAATATCCAGGGCAGTGTTACGAACACGGCCGCCGGAGTAGGCCTCTGCAAAACCCCCAATTGCGACGGCGATAGCAGCGCCAAGACGGGACATGGTGTTAGGGAAAAGACGCGACGGGTTGACCTTGAAGGACTTGATATCGTCGACAATGATATTCATTTCCATCTCGGCATTTTTCAGCGCAGTTTTTCGCAGTTCCTCAACCTGACGACGCTGCTCTATTTGGTTCTCAATGATTGCGGCTTTTTCTGCATCAATTGCGCTTTGACCTTTTGCAAGGTTAGCGTCTGCAAGCTGCAAATCCTCGTACGCTCTTTGGATGTCGCCAAAATCATCAGTCGCGGCTCTGCCGTCCTCCAGCTCACTGGTCACAACTGGGTCGATGGATTGTTTGTTTAAGACATCCTCATCGGGTTCTGGGCGCTCTAAAAATTCAGGAATATCTTGTGTGGGCTGTTGGTCAGCTACGGGTTGCGGAGGTATTCCCACTGGCATCGGGGCAAGGCCCTGGGTTGGGCTGATTGCACTGGGCGCCGTGTTTAAAATGTCATCTACCGATGGGAGTTGTGCTGGGCGAGCAACTGGTGAAAAATAATCAGGGGCCTGGATTCGAGTCTGCTCTAACTCACTCATCGGCTTATCTAGCAGAAAGTAATTCAAAAAATTGTCTGCTGACATCGTCGGTATATTAAAGCCAAATGAGGAGTCTGCATCAGCACCACGAGGCGGCGCCGCATCAGGCTCCTGTCCCCCTGGTGGGCCAGATACAACACCACCCTCATTCGCAAACTCTTGGGCCTCCTGCATCTTTTTAAGCTGCTCAGCCAACACTGCAAAACTAGACATGGTTAACCCCTCGACCCTTCAAGCTTCTTAATCCGCTCGTGCATATCCTTGTTCGCCGCCAGCATGGCCCCAATCGCTCGCTCCACGTCGACCATCTGCACCCCACCGGCAGACTCTGCCACCATGCCTCTGCCCATCTCAGATTTCTTCAGGCTTTGCGCCATGCCGCCGAAGATGCCTTTTTTGCTCCCACGGTCGTACTTCTTGGTCTCAAGCTTATCGAGCATGTTCCTAGCTGCCTTACCCACCGGCTTCTTGTTAGTCTTCATGTCTTCATCTGACACAATAAAGGCCGCGCCAAGCGTGCCAGCGAGACCAAGCAAGCCCTGTAAAAACTGCTGTTGACGTTGGCGTGCAGCCATCTCTTGTTGCGCCTGCCGCGTCATGTCCATCGTCATGGCTTCCTCGCCTGCTATGGAGCGCTGCAAGAGGAAATCATCAAGAGCCTGGCGAGCGCTCTCTCGCTCAGCCCTGCGCAGATCGGTGACATAGCCCGTTGCCAAAGCCTGCATGGCGTCGCGGCTTTGCTGTGCGCCAAGTTGGGAAGCTGCTGCTGACCGCCCTCGGCGGCCACGCGCCATTGCTGTCTGCGCCTGACGCAACTGCTGCATCGTCCGGTTCAGCTCTTGCTCTTGAAAGCTAGGGCCTGCTTCGCCACGGGCTTCACGGCTTAGCTGCGCTGCGCGCTCTCGTGCTATCGAGCTACTGAGGCCAGCTTGTCGTCGGCCTTTATCCTTGGCGATGGCATCGAGGTAGTTTTGGAAGGATCTTGTGCCGCGTAACTCATCATCTGACAAATCACCACGGGCATCACCAACGCGCTCGCTGTATTGCCGAAAAGCATCTTCAATTTCTTCGTCAGTCAATTCCGCCGCATCATAGAATTCCTCTTCGCCTTCTTGATAATCACCAGGGGCGCCGGGAACTTGGTCCTGCGGCAAATTGCTTTCTTGCTCATCAATTTCACGCTGTCGCCGTCGTCGAGCGCGTTGGCGTTCTGCCTCGTCGTCGCCGTAGTACTCGCCGTAGGACATGCCCCGCTCATCATACTGGCCTGCATCCTGCTCGTTTTCACCCATAACCAAACCCTCCACCACGTTGGGAGCTAGTCATCTCCGGCATAAAGTTAGCCAAGGCGCTGTCGTAGCCCACCGCTGGCGACATTGGTCCTGGCCCTGGCATTCTTGCAGGCGCGTCTTCAGAGCCCTCTAGGAACTCATCGAGCAGAGCTTCGCGCTCACGCAGTGACCGCTGCCGTAACTGCTCGCCATAACCGCTATCAGTCATGCCAGGCATGCGCTTAGTGGCGCTCTCAGCGTCTGCCATCAGAATTTCGTCGATGGCGACATCGGTCTCATCCGTTGGCTTGCCGGTTTTCTTGTACGTTAAATAACCCTGTGCCAAAGCGTTAGCCACGCCCATAGCCAACTGAGTGCGTTGCGCTCTTTCAGCCTCGTTCATTCTCTGTTGAATGGCCAGCTCCTGTCGCTCTCTGCCTTCAATCGCAGCGGCTAGTCGGTTGGTCATGTTGTTAAGAGCTGCCGTACGACGTTCGCGCAGTTGACTCATGGCCGCACTTTGTCGACCAAGGATTTGCGCGAGAATTGCCTCGGTGATTGCTCGCTGGATAAGCAACCGACGAGGATCTCCGCGGCCGTCGCCACTGCGACTTTGCTGCGTCTTGACGGCTTCGGTAATCATCGAACGAGCATTGACCGGTAGTTGGCCCGAGTTCGACATTGCGCGCATGAACGCCGCGTGATTTCTGGGTGCAGCCATTACGCAGTCCTCTCTGTAGGCTGTTTAAACGTAGCGTTAGGTCGAAGACCAATCTCGAAAGCAATAGCGTCTAGGGTGGCGATGCCTAGGCTGGACGCCGTAGAAGTGCCGCTTCTTGCGATTTGAATGGCGACTTGAACACTGGCAGCTTTTTGATGCGGAACATGATGGCGCAACACTGTTTGCTGGTAGCCACCGGAGACATTACCCGCGGCTGTCGAAAAAGCGACCGCTCCAGTTGTGGATAGTTTGCTGCTGTCCTGGTCAGTAAAGACAATCATGTTCTGCGTATGGTCTTCCAGGTAGTTGCCCATAAGCTTAATACGGTACAAGCGAACCGCATTGCCTATCTCTGGTAAGCGCAGACTGTTCAGGGTGACTACAAGGCTGTAGCCAGTAGTGGTATCGATGACATCATCACCGCCAACGTTGGCCACCTGGTCGACAAAAGTGCTGGTGTCCTCTGTGCGAACTCTTCCGTAGTCGCCAACGTAGAAGAAGGTGCCCTGGCAATACTCTATTCCTCTAACCGTGTTGGAGGACGTTACGAGCGTCTCTGACCACGTGTTAAATGCGTAGTTGTACACAAGGATATCGCCATCTGATAGACCGAAGCGCACTTCGTTAAAGGCATCGATAGACACAATCTTGATGACTTCAAGGCTACCGATGGTGTCCTCTACGGATTTACCAATGTAGCTAATTTGCAGGTTGCGACCAATTAGGTACACGCCGCGTCGGCTGACATACATCACGCCGATGGGTGTGTTTGCGTGCGCCTTGTATTGTTCCATCCCTTGGCCAGGGGCAAATAACTTGGGGTGTGTAAACGCGCCGTTGCCGCCCGTGCCGTCAGGCCCTTCGCCGGAGACTCGATAAACCCCTGCCTCTGTAAAAACCAAAAGGGTCTCTACGTTGTTTTCGATGCCAGTAATATCTTTGGCGTAATTGTCGACCGTGAAGTACTGGCTTGTAGCCACAAAGAAGGGAGAGAGGCCTGGCGTTAGTGTACTGCTGAAGTAGACAGCATTGTCAGCCCCAACTGCAAAGATGCGATTCCGGAAAACAGTGATATCGGTGCAGCTGCCAGGAGGGACGTGCGCTAGCTCTCCGAGGTCCGTGTACAGCGGCGTGTTGTCGGTCAAACCGTAGCCAGTGACATCCGTAAAGCTGTAGGTCATGCTGCCGTCGATGGCTTTGCTTGCTACCTTGTGCTTTTGCGAACCACCTGTGTCCGTTCGATATAGGACAATTTTTGGGTCTCTTTTGTGCGTGAGCTGGAGGCCGTAGATAACAAGGTCCACCGAGTTGGAGCTTGCATGCGTGGTTGTAACTGACACCTGCTCAGAGGGCGCGCTTTGCTGTAGATTGCCATGCTGGTCTTGCCACTCGAAAACTGCTTGATACAGGTACGTACCGGCTGGGATGCTGCCGCCGCTTGTTTGGGGATCGACGCTGCGAAACGTGGGGCTAAACAAGAATCCAAGCTCTTTGAAGTAGTCACCGGCATAGTGAAACAGTAAGCCGCCTGCCGTGATAAGCGAATTGCCAGCCTGTGCCGATGGCATGTAGCGGTCTGGCAAAAGGTCGACTGTGGCCGTCGTGGCGTTCATGATGTTTGTATTCACAAACTCGTGATTGGCCACAAACTTACTGCATCCAAACAAATACTTCTGATCGCCAAGGTGGGTGATACGCTGCGCGCCGTAATGCAATCGTGCACCATCGTAGATCGTGTTGCTGCCAGCGAGGCTACTGTAGAACCCAATGCCCGCCATATACAGCGAGGCCTCCGAGGTTGAGCTGCTGGCTTCCCCAAACAAAGACGCGGCCACTGGGAGACCTGCTGAGTTTACCATCACAGTTCTGCTGCTAGACGAGTATCCTGCGTTGCCGTTATGCATCGAAACGCCAAAAACGTACTCAGGATACTGGTTGACGAATTGATTTGTATTTGGCGAGTGCATCAAGTCTGTTACCAAGCTTGCATTGGTTACAAAGTCGGCAGAGTCGCGGGTCACCGTCCCATCGCTTGCTACGGAAATTTTTCGCAGGCCATGAGTTTTTTGTTCCAATGGGGAACCGCTTGGGTTTGTGCCGGTAGGCTTGGTTGCAAGGTCGCTGGAGCCAGATAAGCCATGCTCAATCACATACAGAAACGGAGCCGTTGAAGGTATGCTGGTCTGTGAGATTACAGAGCCCGCTATCAAGGTGCTAGAGCTTTTAAGCAGGACATGCTGGTGCTGATAGGTGTAGTCCTGAGTTAGCACCGAGGTGCGAATATCGCCGCCGGCGGTGTACATAACCACGATGCGCGAGCTTGCGTTTTTCTTGCTGCTGTCGGTAGTTGTTCCTGTAGGGGTGTTTAAACAACGCACTACTGGCAGGGAGACAAGTGGATCCGCATTGTTGACTGACGAGTCTGTCCCCGTGGTGTGCTGGCTGATAGGCGTGCTGCCGGTAGAAAACAAATTGGTCGAGCTTTCAAGGCTCAAGACGCCGCTACCGCTATCTGTAAACATAGCGAGCGCGTACTCGTTCTCATGGCCACTTCCGTTATTCTTTACGAAAAAGATAACCAGGGCGCCGACATCATGCGTGGTTGTGAAAAGCGTATCGCAGCTAAAGGCCACTCTGCCAGCTTGGCCAAGGCTAAGGCCAAACGAGGTCGAGCTGGTGGAGATACTGGTCGGGATAGTGCCGCTGGTCAGGTCAATCTTCCAGTAACGAATAGCAGAGCTTTGATAGGCTACGATGTAAACGTAGTTGCCCATGGCCAGGGCATAGGGCGAAGGCGTTGTATAGTACCCTGTGGCCGTGCCAGCTCCGACAATCGACTCACTTGCCAAAAGGGTTGGCGCGACTACCTCTGTGTTGTTGTCGAGGTCCTTGATGGTCGCCATAATGCGGTAGGATGTCCCACTGGCTGACATAAGCACTTCAACGTAGGCGTAAACTGCCAGGTCACCCACCACGGCGACTGACGGGGCACTTTGATAGGCGTTGAGGTTGCTGGCAATGTGGTCCTGTTTAAACGTAGCCGCCGACACTTGGCCCCGGTCAATCATCCGATAAGAGCCACTATTCTCAATAGTACTAAAGGCGTTTTTACCATTAAAAGAGATTAACTCGTCTTTATAGGCTGCTGTGCCGTAGGACTTACCGATCTGCGTGCCGGATGCGTCAAGCTGCGTTTGGTGCTTTAGACCGTAGCGCAGAGCAATCTGCCCGGTCTTCTCAAACCGTGCATCTTGTAAGCCCTGGAGGCTGCCGTTGACCACGGAGCTTAGGCCCTCTTTGGTCTCAATGCCCTTGTTAAAGGGCAGGACAACCGTTTGTTTCTTGAGAGCCATTAGACGAAGAACATCTCGTCCACACCGATAGAGACGTCGCGGACGGCATAGGTTGGGTCGCCAGCATTGCGGTAAGTCGCTGCGGTCTCGATGCGCTCCTTTAGTTCACGCTTTTGCGCCAGGTGAACACGCACGTCTGACTCTTCTTTTTGCAGGCAATTAATAGCTGCGCAGATTACTGCATACTCCTCATAGCCATTTGGGATATTTGCCAAGGTGTCTTCTGTTTGCGTCGTTGACAGCTTTTGAGCTTCGGGCACGTAGAAGAGCGTAGCGGTGCCGCTGGTGCTCGGCTTCGGGATGAACTTTAGCTTACTGCCTTGGACGTGGTAACGCGGCGTGGCGACAATGCCAGTGTTGTAAAACAGGTTGTTGTACATATTACGCTCGCCGAAATGGTAGCTGCGAAGGTTGACCACGGTCGTGCTTAGACTGTTCGTTTGGTAGTCGACACCTAGCACCTTGTAGAAGTCACTAGGCAGGTCAAACTCGTTATCTACCCCGCCAACTAGCTCAAACTCTGCTGACTTAAGACTGTAGTCTTCGTACTTGGTCACCAGGATGTCGTGTAGTTCAGCGATGCCATTGTTGAGATAGTCAGTCACCTCGACGTCGGTGACGAAGGTGCTACCCACCATATCGGCGCGTCGTCGGACCCTAGCAATCAAGTCGGTTTTCGCAAAGGACCCCATGTGCCACGCTCCTTAAAAAAGCAGGGGGGCATCGCCTCCCCCCTGCTTCTCACTCAACCTCGCCACCATCTAAGTTTGCTGAGTGAATTGTAAAAAAGTCTTGCAGGGCTGCAATGCCCGCGCCTTTGTCGTCGGCTTGGATGGCTTGTGCCAGTGCATCAAAAGCTGCAACGAGGCCCGGATGATGACCCTCACCTTCGCCCAATTGCTTTCTTTCTCGTGCCTGCTTCACGATGGAAGACGCCAAGCTTGATAAATCCATAACGCAAATCCTAGATAATAATGGTGGTGGATGGGCCCCGGCGATACGTCCACCGAGACCCCGAGGTTAGCTAAGTGTTAGTCTAGGACAATGCGGCAGTTAGCCGACGGGCGGCTACATCCAAGTTGTCCATAAAATCCCATTCTGAGACTTAGACTGTCACTTGACGCATCCCGCAACATCTTCAGCCCGTCAAGGCTAAGGATGTGTGGAGCTTCACCAAGTGAGTACAGCTTCCAGGTGTTCATCTGGAGCAGGAAGACGTCATCAGCAGGGCAATCAGGATCTGCCAAGAGGGTAATATCCCCTGTTGGAGTCTTGAAGTTGATGCCATCAAAGCCAATTGATGGAACATCGCCAGCTGTAATGCGGTATGGCCGCTCATTGGATGAGCCCTTCGCGGTCAACTCTTTAGTTAGCTGAACGAAGGTCTTGTAAGAGCAGATAGCAACATCAGGGCTTCCGCCTTCTCGTCCGAGAATAGCAGAGGCATCGATAAGGCTGTCATGCACGTTGCTCTTATCACCATCTACGAAGAGGCCAGCCAAGCGTGTGCGATCAACGCTTCGGTTTACACCGAAGAAGTTATCGCTAGCACTCACTGTAGAAGGCAGCCATCGCTGAAGGCCGGAGATTCGCACAAGAGCGTTGCCCTGCGCGGCGTCACCACTTGGTACGACAAAGTCATCAGCAGCAGTACTGCCGACGATGCTGTCTACTGTGACGTTACCAAAAACACGGTCGACCTTTGTTACAACCATGGAGCCAGAGCGGAGAGCGCCATCAGCGTTTGTACCGCCGTTGGTGACAACAAGTTTCTGACCCACCTCGAAGTGCACAATGTCTTCGACGTTTTCAGTCTGAAAGGTGTTGTTATCTGCAAGCGCTGGTCCACGACGGTTAGTGCTGAAGCCTGTGCCGACACCCAAAATCTTGCAGAGCTTACCAGTTCCATCGCCAAAAACTGCTCGGCAAAGCGAGCGCTTCATGGCGTAGATAGCTCCGTCCACTTCCATGGTAAGGAAGTCTAGGAAGCTGCCTGCGTTGCCACGCGTGGCCAGGATTGCTTCCGCGTCTAATTGCGCGTGGGCATAGTCCCGGACCCTCGTCAAATGGAATGCCTTAACACCAGCGCTGCTGGTTTGGCCCTGTGAATCAGTGAAGCTTTGCGAGCGCCGCTGATTGGTGGCGAACTGGATAGGTTGAACCATGTATGGTCCACCAAACGACGTAGTGTCCTTTGGCAGGAGCGCATAGAAGGGATTGTTCTCGTACATCACTGCGCGAATTCGCTCAGGGGTGTAGATTTCCTTCAGCGCACCTTCGACCGTCTCAAGCGCGACTGCGCCCGCTGCGGTGTTGGTTGCGTAGGTTTTGGTATACTGGACTTCCGAATCGTTAAAGCCGGTATTATTGGCTCCGGCGGCCGCTGGTGATACAGGCATAGCCTCTCATTCCTTACTCCGGTGCATTAAAGCGCAGAAGGGCGGCTGCCCGTTTCTTGGCCTCATCCATCGGTAAAATACCCTCAGACTTCACCGTTCTGGTTGCCTGCTGGTCGTTTGTGAGTGTCTGTAGCCTTCCCCGGTACGGGGCTTGTGCTTGGCGGCTAGCCTTTGCCTGCGCTTCTTCGAGTTCTTTTCTGATTTGGTCAGATAACTCGCTTCGTACTTTTTTGCCCAGCTTGCTACTCTGTAAGTAGCTCTGCCCTTCTTTGAGCAATTCCTGCTCTACAAGCTTGGCAGCTTCCTGAACCGGCAATTCTTCACCGGTCTCTTTATGGTACTCACTGATAACCTCAACAACTGCATGATAAGCATCGCGAACTTTTATCAGCTCATACTCGTGACTATTATCTACGTAATTTTTTACACCGTCAACGAATTCATTATACAGGCGTTGATACTTAGCCTCTTCCTGCTCTGCTGTGCGGCTGGCCTGCTGCTGCCGCATTTGCTCAAGCTCCTGACGAAGTTTTACGACTTCACGGCGTGACTCTTCTTCGACCGGCAACTGGCCCTGATTTACCTCATCGGTAAGAACGTCTTTAAGTGACACACCTGCGCGCTTAAGAAACTCTGTGGGGTTGCTGCGAGCAAGGTCGAAAACCTTTTCATATTTTGCAACCTTTTCCTCGAGTTCTTTGCTTTGCACCTTTTGCTGGCGATACACCTTTTCTTTTTGCGCAAGTTTTGCAAATTGACGGTGAAGCGGAGACTCAGCCTGTTGCTCGGGGGAAGCCGGATTAGGCTGAATCTCCTTCTCAGGCTGTGGGGATGCCTGATCTTCGTTTTGAATGGCTTGGGGTGCTTCGGTATTGGTGGCTTCCATTGTGTTCTCCTGGTTACATCATTGGGGGCAGAGCTGGCTGCTCTACTGGTGTTACTGGCTCTTCAGCCATGAGTTGTGGTGGCATACCTGCCGGAGTAGCGCCGGAGGGGCCTTGAGACCCTTGCGCCATCTGGTTTTGTATTTCTGGAGGGGCAAATGGGCTTTGTAGCTTGGTCTGAAGCAGCGCTGCCGACTCTTCCAAAAACCTACGCAGTAAATCCAAGCGCTCCTCGGGTGCCCCTTGTGTTTTGGCCAGCAAGTAGGCCGAGTTTACCATCTCTAGAGCCATAGGAATGTTCATCATCGGCTCTGGGACGTGGTAATTGCCCCGCTCAAGCATTTCTTCGATAAGAAGCTGAATATCCTTGTAGGCAGCGGTTGCGAGGTTGTTGACGCTCTCCAGATCAGGATAATCGAGCAAAACAAGCGCTTGCCGCTTATCGAGGAGGCCACCTTGTAGCATCTCAATGGTCCGCTGAAGTTTTGCCGCTGGGGTAGCCGGTAGAAGGTTGGTTGGGTACACCTTCATCACGTACATGTCCTCAGCTAGGTCAATTTCGGACCATTTGATTTTCTCAATCTCTTTATCGCCATGAGAGATAACCTCTGTATCCTCACCATCGGCGTGGAGGTCCCTTGCGAGGTCAATCATGAGCTTACCGGCATCGAGATACGCCTGCTCGTAGCGCTGGGCCAAAAGCATAAAGCGCTCGGTGGTGATATCGTTAAACTCACGCAGAGCAACGCCACTCTCAAGGCCAGCTGGCTTGCGGCTGGTCGCATCGAGCATTGAGACGCCAGCAATCTCGTAGGCACGGTTGTAGAGCCTGTCGATGTGCTGAACAACGTCAGGGCTTACTGTGCGAGGTACGTAGAAGGTAGGCGGCGTGCCTGTGTAGTTGATGACACCCCACACCTCGTTAGACAGCTGCATCTTTGAGACTTGCGAGCCCATTTCTACCAATATCTTGGGCTTGGCGAGGTGTTGTTGTTCCTGAATTGCACGCAGTAGCCGATTAAGTTCGATCTGGATGCCAGTGAGTTGCTCGATGAGTCCACTGCCATAGTAGCCAAGGAGTTTCTCTTGGTAGCGCAGCGTCACAAACGGAAAGTGGGTCTTGGTATACAGCTCGTCGAGCAAGACCAAGCCATCTACCGCAATGACGTGTCGTCCTTCACCACCCTTAACGGTCGGCAAGTGCCAGGCCTCGATGACTTCGAGCTGGGGCGGCAAGTTGCGCCGGTCCTCAAGGGCCTCTGCGTGCTCCACACGGTCAAGCTGTTCTGCGAGGTGGGGATAGAGCCCCTTGAGAGTTTCGAGCGAGATGTATTTACGCTGATACAAGGTTTGCGGTCTTGCATACATAGATTCAGAGTCATCACATAGAATTTCAGAGGGCAGTACGCGTTCACAAGCGATGCCTTTCTGAGAGCAGTGAAAAACCTTGAGAAAGCCCGTACCAAAAATGAGAGCATCCATCACCACCTTGGGCATCACCGCGTAGATATCGGTGTGGTAAAACTGGCCAAAGACAAACCGGTCGAGCCGTCGCGCTTTGCGCTGCTGGGTAAAGTCGCCACCAGAAGTCAGGAAGGTAGCTTTCGGTCTGTTTTTGCAGAGCTTGGCCGCAACGGTGTCGCACATAGACGCGCAGATATTCATCGTTACGCGGTGCATGTTTGCCCTACTTACCTGGCGTGCATAGCCGCGTAAGCTCAGGTCTCGCGTGTAGGCATTACCGTAGAGGCGTGCATGCGTTAAATCTTCGGCAGCGCGGTACGCTTGATGCTCGTCGATTGCGCGGACGTGGGAGAAGATGCCTTCGTCAATATTGTTATCTCGTAACCACCAGTGGGGCGAAAAGTGCATCATCGTGCTGCTCATGACCTAACTCCTAAGTCACGCTGTAGAAGAGGTCGTCTTCCAGCGTAATTTCTTGCTCTTCAATCGATGGTGGCTGTGCGGACGCTGGTAGCTCGACGCTAGGACTGGTTTCAGGGCCCAGCTTTATGCGGAGATCGTCAAAGGTAAATTCAACGACTCCCTTGCCCTTCAACAGGTCGAGAAGTGACGTAAGTCTCTCCAAATCAATATCATCGAACATGCAAAACTCTCAATTGAGACTGATGGCGTTTTCGAACCATGGAATCTCTTCGGTGTTAGAAATCTTTTCTTGGAGTGCGTCCCAATACCGGTCCATCTGATACTGCTCGTATTCTGGGGTACCAGGCTTGGGTCCTTCGTTAAGCGGCTCGTAGCACCAGTGCTTAGCTTCTCGCCATCCGTACAAAACGGCATCGGCGCAGTGGTTAGGGAAGCGGTCGTCTTCTTTTTGCCGGGTCTCATGCCATTGGAGTAAGTCCCACTCGCTTAGAAGCTGGGTGCAAGAGCGGTCTACCTTGAGGCGGCCGGTACGCAGGTCATCCTGGAGCATCTCGATAAACGCGTTTTTGCGTTTCTTCTCTGCTGGCTTGATGGGCAGACCCTTGCGCTGTTTAAACTCCTCGGCCAGGTTTTTACCCGCGCCAGCCGTGTCCATCACCATCTGGACATAGCCATACTCTTCATTGAGCTGGCGGATGGTGTCAGCGATATCGCTGGGCAGCATTTTGACCTGCTTGAAACAGTCGACGACGTAGACCTCGGGATGGTGGCGACTAAAGCCAATGGTGGCGAAGGCTGTAGCGTCGTGCCAGCCGATGTCGACCGCCAAGATATATTCCAGGTCCCGGTCATCGGGGATGTGGTCGATCAGGTTCTCATCTTGGTATCGGTAGATAAGAGAGTCATCGGAGCGCACCCACTTGCCACACCACTCGCGCAGGTAGACCGGATTGTTCTCGTCCCAACCGCGCAGTTTCATCCTCTTCTCTAGCCAAGGGCGAGCATCGGGGACGTATGGATTATCGAGGATAGTCCAGTGATGGACTGACCAGTCTGGTCGCAGGCCGGTCGTAGCTTCGTGGAACAGGCCGCTGCACGAGGCTGTAGGTGTTCCGATTAAAACCAGGCTGCCCTGCACGTCGACAAGGCCTGGCTCGATGACCTCCTCCACCAGCTCGACAATGTGGCCCGCAAAGGAGCCAGCTTCATCCAGGACAACTAACCGGTATGATAGGCCTCGGAGCCGGTCGATATCGCCTTCGTCGGAAGCTCCGGTGAGGATTATCTGACTGCCGTTTGGAAACCAGCACTCTAAGTTGGTGTTGTAGAACTTGGCCCCTAGGGCGTAGTTCCGGTTGGCCTGCTTCAGCATCGACCAAAGGATTCGCCGCGCACTCGTTCTTGTTAAGGCGATGTAAGCAACGACGGAGTTTGGATATAAAAGACATTCGCGAATCATATAGAAGGCCGTCGCCGTGGTTTTGCCAGCTCGGCGTGAACACACAGCGGCCTTCAAGGGTGAAGGGTCGTCCAAAAACGCCCGTTGCTCAGGGAAGAGATTATCCATGAACCGGAAGGTTCGGGGGTTTATCTCGCCATGGTCTTGGGTCAGCTCTTGGTAGTCGCCAAAACGGCGCACGTATTCCTGGAGGACCTTGCGGCCGTCCAGGCTCTTGGGCTTCTTATTGCGCGACACCTGCCTGTACCTTCTTTGGTGGCCGTCCTCGACGGCGGGCCGGTGGCTTGGCTGGCTTTGGTTCAGTCACAATAGCGCGCATGTGGCTGATCGACGACATCGGAACGAAGTGGCTGCTGGTATCGTCTTCCGTTTGTACCCACACGCCGTTGCGCTCCTCGTCGAGCTTGAGGAGGAATCCCTGATTGCGCTTTAGCGTGGTCTTGAAGTAGACGGGCATGGTGTTGCCGGTCAGGACAATCTCGTCGATTTCCATTTTATTGGTCCTCTAGTGGTGGGAGCCCGTTGAAGGTTCGCCATTGTTTTCGATAGTCGTTTAAACCGCCTGGCTGGAGCAGGAACGGCGCGTAGTACAGCCGCCAGTTTTTCTCCTTGCGCAGTTCTCTCGCCAAGTAGCTCTTGTGGGAGTGCACCAGGATTTGGCGCTTATTGAATCCAAAGCCAAGGTTGAGGAGGGTCTTGGTAATCCCAAGGCATCGAAATGGTTGTTTGCAAAAGGCGTAATGAATCGCCAGAAACTCAGGGGTTTGAACACCACACACCCAAGCGAAGACCTGATCCGAATCGTCCTCATGGCAAGCGATGAGGGTGACGGCTTCCTCCATGCAGCGTTTCACAATGGGACGGTGCAGGTCGTAGACCTCAAACTTGGCTTGGTTCTTATTGGCGGCGGCGTTGGAGCGCAGCCAGTCGGAGTACACCATCGGGGCATCTGCCTGGACGGCAGGCCGGATGCGGATGGGGAGCCGGTCCTTGGCGCTCTCGTTTTGGTTATAGTGACCGGCCGACTCTTTGACGCCCTCATCGTGGTAGCGCACAGAGCCTCCCTTGGTCATGTAGCCGAGTTCTCGCCTTAAATCATCCATTCGTACCGGGGTCCTTCTTGCTCGCGCCTGGGAGCTTTTTAAACGTGTCTGAGGCTAGTTCTTTGAGTTGCTCGTCGGTCAGGGTGTCGAGGGCGTTCTGCTGGCGCAGGTCGTTCTCAAGAGCAGCCAGTTTGACCAGGGAAGCGACGGCAAGCCCAAACCTCTTGGACTCGGATGGATCGAGACCAGCGTAGGAATGGGCTTGCCGCTTTAGGTTGAGCAGTTCGGCATCGAGGATGTGATAGCTGGAGTTAATCAAGGTCTGGATAGCTGGCACGAACTGCACGGCATGAGCGGTTAGGTCGCGGTTGATTGCCACGTCCTTCCCCTCCCTTGCTAATGCCTCATCAGCTCGCTCGTTAGCTTCCGCCAAACTCTGGCTAGACATAGCGCCCTCTAGAGGCGGCTCGATGGGCGCGTCATCACCACTTGGGGCACCTCGGTCCACCTTGGTGACCTTGATGTTGCGTGGGATGTCCATCGTGTGCCTCTTGCCTGCCAAAACTGTCTTCCCTTTCGGTGTTTACGGTTTTTGTAAGTATCGCCTACGTTTTAAGTAAGCATCAATGGCAAAAAAAGACCGCCAGGGTGTTGGCGGTCAAAAAACGCTGCGGTTTTACTTCTGTACGCGAGTTGGGTCGACAAAATCCGGATCTTCCTCGCGCACGACTTGCCTGGCGGCCTTTGTTGCAACCATTTTGAGCCAATTGGAGACTGGGAGGTTGCATAAATGGGCTGCGTGGTCCCAGAGGGCGCGATTATCTTCGTCCACCGCGAGGGTTAAATTGCTAGGTCTGCGCTCAGCCATTGGTAATACCGCCGATTG